AGTCTTCTTACATATTCTACTAAGATTATGGCAGCTACTGACGATACCTTTGCACTAATGATAGGTAGAGCTAGAGCTAGAGAAAAAGCATTTTTAGCTGCTGCTGATAGATTACCTGATGGTAACTTCAGTAACCTAGATCAGACATTTTTTAAGAATCAAGAAGATATATTCCAAAAACAAATATTTAAACCTGACGGTACTTTAGCTGACGAGATGGCTGACTTCAGTAGAAGAGAAGCTACACTTACTCAAGACTTAACTGGTTTTAGTAAGAGCTTAGCTAAAGCATTTGACGAGGCACCATGGGCTAGACCTTTCTTCCTATTTGCTAGAACTGGTGTTAATGGATTAGCACTAACTGCTAAACATACCCCCGGTTTTAACTTCTTTGTTAAAGAATTTAATGACATAGCTAAAGCAAAACCCGGAGACGACCTTTCTGATTTAATACAGTATGGTATTAAAAGTCCACAAGATTTGATGAATGCTAAAGCTATACAAAATGGTAGATTAGCTATTGGTTCTGCTGCTATAAGTATGGCGTCTATGGCATATCTTAGTGGTAACTTACATGGTAATGGACCAACAGATAGAAAACAAAGACAAGCATGGTTAGACATGGGATGGAAACCAAGGACTATAAAAATTGGTGATGTCTGGGTTAACTATGATGCCTTTGAACCATACAACCAAATACTTGCATTAGTAGGAGATATAGGAGATCACCAACAATTAATGGGTGAAGAATGGGCTGAAGATAGATTATTAAAACTAGCTATGGCAATGGGAAGTACAGTTACAAGTAAGTCCTATCTAGCTGGTATGCAATCATTTGTTGATTTATTTTCTGGTCAACCCGGACAGTCTAATAGAATTATTGCTTCTCTAATGAATAACACAGTACCTTTGTCTGGTCTTAGAAATGAGATAGGTAAAGTACTAACACCATATACAAGAGAGTTAGGTTCTGATTTACAGAGTTCTATAAGAAACAGAAACTTAATAACTGAAAATATTGCAGCAGACCCACTGCCTATAAAATACGACATATTAACTGGTAGACCTATTAAAGATCACGATTTTATAACTCGTATGTTTAATGCGTTTTCCCCTGTTAACTTTAACTTAGATTATTCTCCCGGTAGAGAGTTTCTATTTGATAGTGGTTATGATATGAGAACTTCTACATACACCGCTCCAGATGGTACAGATTTATCTGACAGTCCAAAGGTTAGGTCAATGTTCCAAAAAGCTATAGGAGAACAAAACCTATTAGCTACCTTTGATAAAATGGCTGCGTCAGAAAACATGCAAACATCCCTTGCAGAAATGCAATGGCATCGTAGAAATGGACTAGCAGATGTTGAACCAAAATCATTCCCACACTACAAACGAATTGCAAAAGAGTTTGACAAGGCTAAGAAACGAGCTTGGGCAAGCCTTAAAAAAGATCAAGACGTACAAAAACTACTCATTGAAGAAAGAAATCAGAAATTAAAAAACAGAAAAGCAAACCAAGGCACAATAGATAAGATTTTAGAAATGCCTAAATAATCCGCCCGTCAAATTATCCCTTAGATAAATGGCGACAAAAACTGAAGAATTTTTAACAGGAACTGGTACTACTATCAGTTTTACAACTCAATACATAAATGAATCTGACATTAAAGTCAGAGTTGATGGAGGTGCGCCTTTAACTTTTATAGGTACTACAGGAACTCCAACAACAGGACAATATAAAATAGCTGCTAACAGCACAACCATTACCTTTGGTGATAACCAGAACGGTAAAAGTTTACACATATATAGTGAAACAGACGTAAGTACACCTACAGTAAGTTTTACTCCCGGTTCATCAATTAAAGCTGCTGACTTACAATCCATAGAAACACTTGTAAGACATGGTATTCAAGAAAGTAGAAACGAAATTGTTACTGCTGATATTAGAGACTCACAAATTACGTCATCTAAAATCGTAGATGGGACTATAGTTGATGGTGATATTGCTAGTAATGCAGCTATAGCACAGACTAAAATAGCAACAGGTACATTACCAAGTGGTATTCAAGTAGCCTCTGCTAATATAGTTAACGGAACTATAGTCAATGATGACGTAAGTTCTAGTGCAAACATAGACGGAAGTAAAATAGCCGATGCTAGTATTCCAGTAGCAAAAATGGCATCAGGTACACTGCCTTCCAATACAAAAATAACAACAACTAACATCGAAGATGGAACGATTGCCGACGTTGATATTGCGAGTAATGCTGCTATCTCTCACAGTAAACTGGCTCTTAATATCGTTAATTCAGACATTAATGCAAGCGCAGATATTGCCGGAAGCAAGCTGGCAGATGATTCAGTGGGACTATCCAAATTAGGTGGAGGAGCTTTACCTACTGATATTACTATCACATCTAACAATATAGTTGATGGTACGATTGTGAATGCTGACATTAAATCAGATGCCGGTATTGCATATACTAAACTACAAACTGGTGTACTACCAGCCGATAGACAAGTTAACAGTGCTAACATTGTAGATGGTTCTATAGTAAATGCTGATATAAACGCAAGTGCAGATATACAAGGTTCTAAATTACTTGATGATTCTGTAACTCTAGATAAACTAGGTGCAGGAGCATTGCCTACAGACATAACTGTAGCTAGTGCTAATATAGTTGATGGAACTATAGTAAACGCTGATATAAACGGAAGCGCAGAAATAGAAGGTTCTAAATTACTTAACGATTCTGTAACTTTAGATAAGTTAGGTTCTGGCAACCTACCTACAGATATAAATGTCAGTGACAGTAACATTGTTACCGGGACACTAGATAATAGATACTTTACAGAAACTGAACTTACTAGCGGTACAGCTTTAGATGGTAGATATTTTACAGAAACTGAGCTATTAAATGGTGCGTTAGACGGAAGATACTACACAGAAACAGAAGCTGAAGGTAAGTTCTTAAGACAAGACAGCTCAGAAACTATTGCTAGTGGTGTTACATGGTCTAACTCAGACGCATTTGTAGCTACTACTGCTGCAATCAACGCTAGAATTATTGACCTTATTGACGAGGTTGGTGGTTTTACAGCTATTGCAAACCAAACTAGCTTTCCAACAACTAACCCACAAGGAGCTACAGGACAGTCAGCTATCTTAAGTATTGCAGCTACAACTGCGACTTTGACTCCTAGTGGCACAACAGTTACTATACCGAACGGTGCTGGAACGGGAAACACTGTAACTATTACAGGAGTACCTACAACTATACCTACTGGATTTGGTTTCTTAGTAGAATCAACATCTACAACTCATACATACAGTTTCCATAGATTAGTACCTGTAGCATCACAAATCAATACTGTTGCTCAAAACATTACTAATATTGTACAAGCTGGTGCAAACGTAACAGACATAAATAACTTTGTTGATTTATATCAAATATCTAACTCTGCTCCTACACAAAGAGCTGATGGTAATTCATTACAAGTTGGTGACTTATGGTTTGATAATGCGAATGATACTTTAAGAGTTTACGACGGTACTAACTGGGCAATTATTTCTCCTAGTCAAACTGTTCTAAACGATATATCTATTGTATCTGGAGCTATAACATATCAAGAAGACTTAGGTCTTATAAGTGATGCTGTATCTACAGGTAGTTCTAATGGTTCGTTAGATATAGTTGCAGATGCTTTAGAAGATGAGATTACACTTGCTGTTACAGTTGTAAACTCTGGTGGTAATAAATTTGTTATAGATGGTGATACATCAAACCCTGCTAAAGCTCTTACATTATATAAAGGTTGGACATATACTTTCGACCAAAGTGATAGTAGCAATGCTACCCATCCTTTAGAATTTAAAACTGACTCAGGTTCTTATACTACAAATGTAACAGTTACAGGTACAGCAGGGCAAGCTGGTGCAAAGGTACAAATTGTAATACCAGAATCACAGCCTACAGGTAATTTTAGATATTACTGTAGCGTGCATGGTAATGCTATGGGTAATCTTATAACTGTTAAGGATGACCCAATAAAAACAGTATCTGACAATGTAACAAGCATTATTGCAGCAGCTAATAACAATACAAACATTTCTGCTGTAGCAAACAACAACTCTAACATTACTGCGGTAGCTAATAATGCAACAAATATAAATGCAGTTCAAGCTAACGCTACAAATATTAATGCTGTAAATGCCAATAGTACAAATATTGATGCAGTAGCTGGAAACAATGCCAACATTACTGCTGTAGCTAATAACTCGAGTAACATAAATAGTGCAGTTTCAAATGCTTCTAACATTAACGCTGCGGTTGCTAACGCATCCAATATTAATAGTGTCGTGTCTAATGCAACAAACATTAACACTACTGCTGCTAATATTGCTGACGTAAACAACTTTGCAACTAGATATCGTATAGGTTCTACAAACCCAACAACTAGCTTAGATGTAGGAGATTTATTCTTTAACACTTCTGCTAATGAGTTAAGAATATATAACGGTACACAATGGCAAGGTGGAGTAACAGCTACAGGTAACTTATCTCAGGTATCTGGAAGTGTCTTTACTGGAGATAACAGATATAACGACAATATAAAAGTTAAGTTTGGTACAGACTCAGACTTACAAATTTTTCATAATACAACGGATTCAATCATAAATGCATCTGGTGTTGGAAATATAAAATTACAAGATTCTGGAAACACAAAATTAGAAGTTACATCTACAGGTGTAACAGTAACAGGATTGATGTCAGCAACAACTATAGATGGTTCTGCTGGTGATAATTTAACTCTCGATTTCGGTACACTTTAAATGGCAAAATTATTAAAATTAAGGCGTGGTACTACTTCGCAGCACAACACATTTACAGGTGCCGAAGGCGAAGTAACTGTAGATACCACAAAAGACACTGCTGTCATACATGACGGTAGTACAACAGGAGGAACACCTCTTGCAAAAGAAGATATGTCAAACGTATCTTCAGCATCTATCGCTGGTAGATTAGGTGCAGATTCCATAGCAACAACTAAAATTGCTGGTGGAGCTTTACCAACAGACGTAACCGTAGCTAGTGCAAACATAGTAGACGGTACAATCGTTAATGCTGATATAGCATCTAACGCAGCAATAGCTGGTACAAAACTAGAAAACTCTGGCGTAACTGCTGGTCAATATGGTTCTAGTTCTGCTATTCCTATTGTTACAGTTGACGCTCAAGGTCTAGTTACCGCAGCTTCAACAACTGCGATTGACAGCACAAAAATACAAAACGGCACAACAGAAGTTTCTACTGCTAACAATGGTGATATAACCATGAAAAGGTCGGGAACTACTAGAGTTCTCGTTGATAATGGTGGGGTAGATATAACAGGAGATTTAAGTGTATCAACTAATGGTTCATTTGTTGGTACTATGTCAGCACAGTCATTTACTACAACTAGCGGTGGTGTAATTATTAACTCCACACAACCAACTATTAGTATGGTTGATTCTGATGGAAGTCCAGATTACCAAGTAACAGTAAATGGTGGAGTATTTGACATAAGAGATTCTACTAATAATGCAAGTAGATTTTCTATTTCTTCTGCTGGAGAAACAACATCACAAGGTAAATTAAATTGTCAAGCTGGTTTAGATACTGACGGAAATGTTACATTCAATAGTGCTACAACTAATGTTGGTGTAGAGTTTAATTCTAGTACATCTAACATGAACTTTAGCGATGGTATGTCACTATCGTTTGGAGATCATTCAACTACAGGTGACTATAATTTTTCTTATGTAAATGGTACTGAGTTTGGTATTCTTGCAATGCAAGGGGGTAGCCAAGACTTAGTAATTGGAAGATATGAAAACGCTGCAACTAAAAAACATATAGTTTCTACAAGAGCTGGTGTAGCCGAGTTATACCATGACAACTCTAAGAAGCTAAATACTGCTTCTGGTGGAATAGACGTAACAGGAAACATCACAGTTACAGGAACAGTTGACGGTGTAGACGTAGCTAATTTAAAAACAGCAAAAGATAGTTTATCAACCAGTAATGGAGTAATTTTAAACGGTGTAACCGCAACTACTCAGTCTGCTGGCGACAACAGTACAAAAATTGCTACAACTGCGTACACAGATACAGCCGTAGCTAACTTAGTAGATTCATCTCCGGGTGCTCTTAATACTCTTAATGAGTTAGCAGCAGCTATAAACGATGATGCTAGTTTCTCTACAACTGTAAACAACAACATTGCTACTAAGATGCCTTTGTCTGGTGGTGAGTTTACAGGTAACGTAACTTGTGAAAACATTGTACCTGATTCTGATAGTTCTAGAAACTTAGGAAGTAACTCTGTAAGATTTGCAAACGTATATGCTGATAACTTCTATGGAAGTGCAGCTAATATGACTGGTGCATTTATTAGCGGAATGATAATGATGTATAACAGTTCAACTCCTCCTTCTGGCTGGTATCTATGTAATGGTTCAAATGGTACACCAGATTTAAGAGATAGATTTATAGTTGGTGCTGGTAACTCTTATTCGCATGGTGCTACAGGTGGTAGTAACACTGCATCTGACAGCGTAAACGTAAACGTGTCTGTTTCTGGTTCAACTTCTGGTGGAGGCTCATATACGCTTCTTGCTGGTATTTATCGAGCTGCTAGTCATACAGTAGCTTCTAGTGGACACCAACATAGCTTTAGTGGTTCTGGTAGTGGTTCTGACACAGTTAGTATTGATACTAGATCACCTTACTATGCACTTACATTCATAATGAAGGCTTAGTGGAAATACCCACAATAGTTATTCCAGAAATAAAAACATACGAAACAATATCTATACCTTTACCTACCGCAGACGTACCATCATACATTCCTATGGTGGTACCGCCTAGCGATTTAGAAGCTCCTGAAGGAGTACAGGCAGAAGCAAAAGATGAACCGGAAGCAGGATTAAGAAAAGTAGACATACCGTTTACAGATTTTAAAATGCCTGTCCCGGAAAACGAAATTTTAGTAACGGCTGGGACAACTGCGGTTGTCTCTGTAGCAGCCACCCTCACAGCTACAGCAGCTTTTAAATGGGCGGTTACTGCAATGAAACCAATACTAAAAACAGCATGGAAGAAATTAAGCCAAAGAAACAAGGAATAATAGGTAAATTAAAAGACATAGGTGAAGAAAAAGAACATACGCTAGAAGTTCTTGGAACTTTAGTAAGATTAGGCGTAGTAGTCTGGTCTGGGTTTATAATTACTATGAATTACATAGATATACCTATGGTTAAAAAGTCTGGAAACAGCGATATCACTTTCGTAGCCAGCGTTTTTACGGGCGCGTTGGCAACGTTCGGCTTGACTACTGGCAAGAATGGCAGTAGCAAAACACCTACAAATTGCCCAATGGTAAAAAAACCAGAACAAAAATGAAGAAACT